CACTCATATAAACCTCTAGCTGATCGATACAAGCGGGGCGTTTTGATACTCAGAAGGAGTATTCGAAACCGTTGCTCTTGTGAGCCTATTTATTGAACCCCAATTTACTGGCATCGGCCAGTAAACTGTAAGGACCTACGACCTGAAGGGTCTAGGTGACTATAAATAGTGTATCTAACCGATTAATTTAAATTAGGGGGAAAAGTGAAGCTTAACCCTCTACGAAAAGTAAAGCGGGGTAATGATATAAGATAGCCCAGGGAGAAATCATCTCCTCCCTGTCTAGAGACAGCTGTCTTATATGTGGGATTGTGTATTAATAATACATTTTGGTTTGAAGTATTCACGGGACGTTGGGTATGTTCGTAGGCAGGCACGTTTCTTACCATGTGAAAGGGTTGGTAATAGGGTACATGCGTTTCAAGCACACCTTCGTTGTTTTTACGAGCTATAACTGATCTAAATCTATTATAATTAGCAAGGTCCTGATTTGACGTGACAGATAAATGTTCTACTTTGGCAGAAGAATTATTAACCTCACCTGAACGACATGTTGTTAAAAAGTCGTTCGCTGGATTGTTGGTCATTATTCTCACTACCATACTGCCTCGCATAAAACAGAAACCAGCCATTATTGAATCTAATTGATCTGTATATTTGTATGAATCTGTAGTGTTAGTATATGAATTTGCAAAAGGGTTATAAACTACTAAGCTATTATCATTCATTTCAGGCAAAAATCTATATGAAGTGAATTGCTTACAGAGTTGTCGCAAAGAAACTACTGCTTCTCCAGCACAAGTTGCTAAAACGTCGAGATTTTTCTTATCACTGTCTTCGTTATTACCACTGGTAAAACCTGTTGTCACTATTTCTGACGAGGCGTGATTGTTATTTTCGCCATAAACAGATAAAACCTGTGATTCTGTTTCTTCTCGGGTCGTTTCGTTTGTCGGGTTCATATTTAAATCCAACATTTGCATGTATCTGGGGTTACGATAGCTTAAATGGACATTTCCATAAACAGTGGGTTCTACTATATCGGAAGTTAATTTAAGTGGTACCTCTACTAATACAAATAAGGTTCCCATACAAGTGTCAAAGTTTGTTGGAGGGAGTCCTGCATCTGCATTTTTCAGAGGGGCAAGCCAGTTAGTTAAAAATTGTCTATTAGTTACTTCAGGAAACACAACCTGATGGGTCGTGTTGGAACCAAAATTTACTACAATACTATTGGTGTCATCAAAAGATAAACCAGCAACTGATGAAGTGAAATGACCGGGAACGCAAGCGAATCGTAATTTAATAGAATGAAGTGATGTTGTAAAAATATTAAAATCGAAAACTACTTGGGCTAACCAGTATTTGAAAAAGTTGTTAATCCATGTTTGATGTGTAAGTGTGAATAGGCCTATATTGGGAGGCGCTGGATATCCTCCAGTGCTCCCCAACATAGACGTAATTTGGTAAGATCCTACCACTGTTCCACGTGTTTGTGCAGTTGTGAGTGTGAGAGAACCTATGTAATTAGGGTGTCTTACAATTTTGTCAAAAGACATATCATCCGTAGATGATCCGTAAATACCAGGAAACTCTGTAATTTTGTTCATCGTTTGAACTCCAAGCGTATGAGCATTGCTAACTCCGTCGCAAGTGATGTGATGGGGTGCAACCTGTAATTTCACTAATTTGGTTGGTTCCTCTACCTGTGGTTTCGAAAAACCAAAAGCAGAGAAAATACCAGATGCCAAGTCGGCTATAGGTGAAACCACGGAAGCTAACCCACCCACTATAGGGACGTTGCTAAGCATTTTTGCTGACGCTCCAATTGCATGAGAGATTCCACTGAGACCACCAGAGGTGGCTTGTGCCTCAGTTTTACCTCTCTTCTTTTCATATAACACATGGGAGGTAGTAGTCTCTCTCATCTTTCGAATAACCTCCTCTTCTTCTTTTGTCAAAGAGAAAGTATTGAAAAATGGTAATGCGGCGGTTGGTTGTGTGAGTGAAAAATCGGGGTCTTCGGTACGGAATCGGGCATATATAGAGATTGAAACAGGGGCTGAGGAGGGTGAGGTTCGAGCGATTATTAAATTTTGTGGATTTGGATAATTAGCCATAAGACATCGGTGTGAAAATTGTGAAATAAATGGGACATCCAGTTCTACTGAAGGTAGACTGGCCAATGAAAATACTTGATTAGGAAATTGAGATTGGGCAAGTGGGGTTGCCGTCCTATTAGCTAAATAAGCTGGGTCTATGTCAGGTGCTTGAATTACTCGGATACCTCCAGAACAAGTCGGGGGAGCGGTGAAAAGTAAACGTACGGCAATATTGCTACGCAAATATGTAAAACCTTTTATCTTTTCTCTTATAGGTTGTAAGGCTAACAATGCGTTCATTAGTGCTAAACGTATTAATACATCTCCATTCGCTCCTCCAGCAGGTACAGATAATGAAGAAATGAGGCGGTATCTTGAAAGAAAATCTTTAATAGTGTGGTCTCGCTCCTCTACAGCTACTGTCGTAATCTCTGATGGAAGTGGTGTGTGTTCGGAAATTTGAATCAATGATGCTTCTTGTGCGTCTTGGATGGTCAAAACTTGTGTTTGGTCAATGATGGTGTCGCTAGCTTCATCAGCTAGGTTGGTATTATTAATTTCGTTGGTGGTGGCTGTACTTTAAAATAAAAATGGACTGAGTACAATGGGTCCATAGTTGCAATAGAGGTCTTTTAGGCGCCAGACGTAAATACGTCTCCTGTTAGTTAATACGGTTTGCTATTATTGCTCGATGCAAACTGTATGGTATGTTGTTTTCTACATTTATCCCTAACTTAGATAAATGCGGTACAAATCCTTTTGTCCATACTGATTCGTGGATTTGTTTGGAATGGTGAACTAACTCACGCTGAACAGTTAAAGCGTTTACACGCAACTGCTCGCGTTTTAGCATTGGGTCTTTTTCCTTATCCCAATACATCATCTCGATCCAGACTTTATAGTCTAATGGAGCGAAACAATAAGCTAATTCATCATCCCAAGCAAATCCGCGCTTCAGGATGGTCAAATCTTCAACTTTCTTAAACTCTAATTCGGCGGTCTTGGTGTCGTTGGTATATTTGTGTCCGTAACTAGTCAGTTTAAGTCCTACGTCGGTGGGTGTGATAATTTCGGCTATGTCGCTGTCAAACGCTACCAGGTTATCATCACCATACACGACGATTAGAACTTTGTTTCTTACTTCAAGAGCTAGTTGCGGCTGTCGTTCGAGTAGAAGTTCGGTGATTGCGGTCTCCATTAAACCTAAACCATAAATCGTGTTAATAACACTGGTCCAGGGGTTACCAGATGGTTGAGAGTGATCGAGTCGATACACAATTCCTTTATGAATGTGTTGCGAATCGATCAATATCGACCATAAGGCAAACATTGCTGGGTGGTGTTCTTCGGGTACTTCTCCTATTTCTATGAGAGCATCAAGAACCGCAAACAACAAATCTCTTCTCAAATCTCCGTCGTAAGTGGTATAATCTCCTGCGAAGGCTGTCTTCTTTCCTTTTGTCATGCTGGTTAGCAATCCATACAGCTTAGTCCAATCGTAAGAGGTGGGGTCAATACCAATCAATGATCCGTTATCAATCAGGTGTTTCTTCATTTCTGAATCAAACCAACTGAAATATTGGCGGATCAAGACGGTGAGTACCATGTTACCAATAGCAAACATCCTAGTTTTTCCAGCTAGGACCTTCGCTATCGGTCGTCGTTCGTCCTTTGTCTGGTCAATAAAATAAAAGTTGGGTATCAATCCTTCCTTTACCTTATTTTCGAAGTCGGTGATAGCGTTGATCAAATCGGGGTGGTCAGTGATCCAGTCTTCTCCTTTACCCATCCATTTTTGCTTTCCTTTTGAGTTGTCAAAAACATATGGGTATCCGGGGGAGGTGGATCGGTCGATGGGTCCTAAACTTTCATTTCCAATTATTGCTTCTTCGTTAGATAACTTTTTAAAGGGTATCCTGCCAAATCGGCTAACAATTGATTTTCTGAAAATTTCTATTGTTTGGTTTTGCAGCGGTTGTTGTCGTCCAAAATACTTGGCCAAATTTTGCTTATAAACATTAATGTCTTGCGTGTTCTTAAGCATGGCAGGCATAGTGGTTGCTGGTCCTAAACATTCAAAAATTTCAGACTTCTGTATACTTGTCTCGTTCGGTGTATATACTGGTTTGAGTTGATCGGTCAGAATCAAATTACCAGCAAGTTCGGGGAGTTGGGTGGTTGGTGTTATGGGGTCGGTGTTGTTGTGTGGGAATTTGTCTGTTCTTTCTTCATAAACCATTGAGTGGGTATACTCGAATTCTCTGAAAGCAACTCGAATTTCTTCGAGAGTTAATCTCAGAGCATAGGCACGTCCTTTACATCCAGCGACGTGAAATCCGAGTATTTTATGAGGATGTGAAGTGGAGTTCAATATTAACGGGGCTCCACAGTCACCAGCAGCTAACGCTGATCCGGTGACGTACATATCATAAACATTAGAAGATTGGTGAGACGGGGTCGCAGCGGTGAAATGGTCAAGAGAGTGTTGGATTCCAGTTGAGGTTATCAAATGAAGCACTCCTTTCAAATTTCTAGTTAATGATGTTACCATTAACTGTCCAGCAGCGGGTGTGGTGGTGTCGGTGATGAAATATTTCGTGATGTCTTTAAACATTCGTACTTTCGATCTGGGAAAACCCAGAAAGACTACATCACGAGTTATTTCGTTGTTGGTGGTTCTGACTCGCTTACATTCAGAAAGCGAGCAGTAGTAGGTGTTGTTGTTGCAGGTTAATGTCACTTTGGTGTCGTCAGTGCAATCGTAAAGTATATGATTTACGGTCACGCCAATTCCTCCTCGTAACATCAGAATGTTCACGGTTCGGGGTGGGTATCCAGGAGTCTCCACTGTCAAATTAGCAAGGTTATCATTAGCCAAAATTCGCAAAATTTCTTGTGAATTTACGTCGGCAAGATATTGAGATTTTGTACTCTCACTAACTTCAGTGGGTAGACTCCCTCTCCAATAGGGGACGGGGTCAAAATCGTTGGTAATTCCATAAGAATGACTCAAAACGTTTTTACGAATAGCTTGTTTAGAACTATCATAAACTTCGCTCCTTACGTTCTTATTAATTCTCTGTGTTTTAGCTTCATAAACTTCGCTTTTGTAGGTCTTCTTCGAAACACAGAAACTTAACAGTTCGTCATCGTCTAAGTCGTCAATTATGGTTTGTAGGTGTCGCAGTCGGTGGTTTCGTCCATTGTATTTCTCAATGAACTCTCTAATCTCATCCACATCTTCATCTTTAACCAATTCGTCAAATTTCTTTCTGTCGCTTTCTTTTCTCAAACATTTATAAACAAAAAATACAATTAACGGAATGATGGCTAAACAACAGATTTTAAATGAAAACAAAAATCTAAGTTTATTCTTAGTTGCAGTAAAAGCTTCAACAAAAACAATTTTAAATCGGGAACAAGATTCTGAAAGAGAATCTTTAATTTCATAAAAAGTGCAAGGTATACCGTTATGACGCAGAAGGCGTCGAATAACGAAAAGATAAACAAAAGGCCAAATGATAGCATAAATGTAATTTAAAAATAAACTAACAAATAAAACTACCAATGACGCGATGGAGGTCAAAGAGGTATAGTTGAAAACAAAACAGAAATACAACAAAAGGTTGGGTATTCTGTCTTTAAACAAATACAAAAAGAAATCTTGAGACATGTGTGAGTTTGCATAATCTCGATACATATCCAAATCAACGGTGTGCTGGGTTCTATGTTTCTCCAACTTATCGCAAATCTGTTTCAAGAGTTCTGTATAGTTTAAAATCGGTCCAATTAGTTCATTCGTTCCAGGTTTATAAAGTTGGAAAAGGTATTTTTCGGTATTCGGGGTCTTTGGGTCAAGTTTTTCAGTGTCAAAAACATAGTACGTTCCATTACCATGAGTTTTCTCAATGCTAAATTCTGGGTTACACATAACTTTAACACTGAAATCGATTCGTCGAAAATAAGCGTCGGGTGAAGTGATTGTGGCGGTTACGTCGGGGGTTTGGTTATTATCAGTTACAATTATCAGTCGAGAATTAAACAAAGCAAAAGCTTTATTGTCTACTTCTGCAACTGACAAAGGGCATTCGGCAGAGTTGGCGAGATGTATAATTTCTCCTGTAAATGGAATAGACTCACAGATCTTTGGTAAGATCTGGTTGGCATCATCAATTACAGTTACGTGGTGTTGTGCTCCATTGTAGTTGGTCCAGTACTTGGCTCCTACTTGTCTAAAATAAATATGGTTCATAAAATTTTCGGGAACCAATTGCAAATCAGGCATAGATTTAAGGGCGTCAATGCTAAGAGGGAAAACTAACTTAGTTTTTCCCACTCCAGCATCTCCAAATAACTGTACTTGTACGGGCAAAACTCTCATTTTCGCTCCACGTGCGGGGGATGTTATACAAGCTCGGTGTAATCGGGTCAGGGTGGCATGATAGTTGTTGTGGTCGCGGGCTTCTGAAGGTTTTAGTCCAGTTGACAAATTTAAGGAAGTTATAAAAAGTTTATCAATTTCGGAAATTAAAGCAGGGTCTAAACGTAGTTTGAGTTGTTGTTCTAAAGTGGCAAGTTCTTGAATTCTAGAATACAATTTTTTCCGGGCGGAAAAGTTTTTAAATTCTACACTATTTTCTGAAAGAGAGAAGCTCTTATAGAAATTGATAGATTGCTCGACACAGTTGGAGGAAAATCCAACCATATCCAACAAACCGTTGAAATTGTGTGAAAATTTTCCGATTCTATTGAAGATAGAATCGAAATCATTCTTTCTAGGCATTCTGGAAAGGAAAATCAATGAGGTTACTGTTACTAAAAAGGTGGCTAAAACTTTCGGTATGGAATCACAGGTTATACCAGTCTTGAATTTTAATTCTTCAAGTGTCTGATTAAACTCGTGAGAACGGGTGGCTTGTCGAGATGATGTCTTGGGCGCACTGACAACTAAACTGAAAGTGGTCAAAATTACGGTGAGGAATGTACACATATCGTCCGAAACTACTAGACGTTTATTCAAAATTATCATTAAATTACAAAGATTAAGAAGGAAAACAGAGGTGTCTGATTTAAAAGTTTTAACACAAATTATGAGGGACGGGATAATTTCAATAATACTACGCATTTTAGATTTTGAGATACCAGCAGCGCGCGCTTGACGTTTGATCGACCAAAGATATGGCCTCGCAATGTCAACCATTCGCACATATCGATCCCAGTTCTCCATTTCATCGTATTCGTTATCGATACCTTCGTCATCGTGGGAACTGGTAAACATTCGTTTCTTCTTCCGTTCTATTGCAGCAGCGTTATCACGTTGTGCTGCAGCAGCACGGATCTGTTTCATGGTATTCTCTACTATCTTATTGATGCGGTTGGGATCTACTTTCTTCTTATATTTATGTAAAATTCTTTCCTCAGTCGTCCATTTTTCTCTAATTTTATCTGAATATGATTTTGAATCTCTTTTGGTATTTTCTTTAGAATGGGAAAGAGTTATTTGACGGCAAAACAAAAACAAAATAGGGGCAATGACAGCAAAGGATAAAAATTTAGTGGTGAATTTCTTACGGTATACAAATAGCAATGTTGCGTAAACTATTATTGAAAGAGCTAAAGGGAAACCAGGGTGTGAAAAGAGGATCAAAAATTTACAATAGGATAAAATCAGTTTCATTACAATATTAAAGGGTAGGAAAACGTAAATCAACAAATTCAACAAAGATACAAGGGCTACGTTATTATCAAAAGAGGTGTACAAAAGGTACATCTCTAGCATGAAAATCAAAAAGAACAAAAGGTAAAAACTACATTGTGAAACTATTTTCTTGTCAAGTAGAAAATAGCGGTCTTCAAATTCCTTAAGGGATGTGTTAAATTTTTCCTCCAAGAGTCTAAGTTCTTCTTGGAAGATTTCCTTATTAAGGTTTATTCGGTCATGAACAACGTCTAATTCGGTGTCCATTTCCTGCAAAACCTGTCGCGGTGTCAAAGTGTCTTCTTCATCAATCCAGGCGTGTTCAAACTCCTCATAAGGAGGAGGTGGTTCAGGGTGGGGAAAAGGAATGTCCACATGTGACGTGGTCTCCTGTCTACGTTCCATTCTGTACATAATGTACAGACAAACAATAAGGTGTAATTGCATGTTAAGCATGCAAGGGAAGAAAAGGGCAAAAACTAAAACTAATTTTGGGATGCTAAACCCACTGGCGCAGTTATTTTTTAAAATACAATTCATTGTGTTTTAAAGGTCCGAGGCGGTGTCAAAGTTTCAAGTTGGGAATTCTCATCGAGGGTCTAATATAATCATTTCTTAGTTAGCACTGTTCAAAAGTTAGCATAGCACTTTCGAATACTGCTTATTTCGCATTACAATTTCTCTTACAGTCAGATAAACTTCATGTTCTTACATTTTCCGGAGCTTCACGCAATCCACTCACAAATCGGAACAGAGGGGTTTTCTTCATGCACGATGCATGTTCACTACAAAATAAACAGCTAAACATCTATCTTATCATACCAGCGCGCCAGACATCCTGTGCTGATATAAAAAGAAGTGCTCAATCTATTAGGTGGGCTAAGAGTTGTGAAAATATTTTAAACTCGATTAAAGTTAATTAAATCTAAACTAAAAATAAGGGGTTTTGGGGTTTTTCCTATATGCCGGCATAGGACCGGGTAATTCTCTCAATTACCAGGAGTTTAAAAGGGGTTGAGGATATGATACTTTACTTGGGCTTCATCCAGGCGTCCTCCTCTTGCTTCAAAAACTATACCCTAGCAGGCTTGTATCGAATATAGTATTGATAGCAAAGAGACCGGGAGGGGTGACCTCCC